ATGGCACAACGATGCAACTTGTAGTTTTACAAACAATGGCAAACAAGTTTGGATTGATGCTAAAGATGTAAAAGATAGCACAGACTTTAGCGATGTAGAGCCTAGTAAGTATTTTAGGTTTGCTTTAATTGATGAGGAAGATTATGGAGATTCTTACTTTAGAAGTATAGTATTTAAAGGCTCTGATGAAGATTGGGAGAAAGTTAAAGAAATAATGAACAACGATATGTCTATCAAAGAACAGAGGAGGACTTATGAAAAGCAAAACAAAAACAATTAAACCAATCATTAAAGTTAGTGATGTGGTTCATGATGGTGAGCATAACTTTTTTGCAGAAGTTATAAAACACTTTCCTAAAGCGACTAGTGGAGATTTAGATCCATCTAGTTCGTTTGAATGGTCAAAGGCTAATGAGAAAGTAATAAAACAATGGTGGTCATGGAATGCATCTTTAGATTATGACCTTCAATTAACAGATGGCGAAATACTTAAACACGAAGATATTTTTGATGATGAGGAGGACTTATGAAAACAGTTAAGCAATTTGGTCTACATAATTTGAGAAAGGGTATCAAAATACTTTTCCCAAAAAAATCTTACATTATATGTACAAACTACGAGATAGATGTATCAAACGAATCTGCAACAATATTTGAGGTAGATGATGTTGGAGAAAAAACACAAACTACATATGTGCTATTCGACAACAAAGAAATATCAGATGAGTATTGTGGGTTCAATGATGATTGCACAACTTCGTTTGGCAATTACAAATACAACTTCAATCTCGGTACAGATGATTATTATCTTTTGAGAGCAAAAATAATCGAGGAGGACTTATGAAAAGCAAAACAGAAAAAGAAAAAAAAGACAAATTATTTGGAGAAATTTGTAACAAAAAAAATTGGAAAGATGAAATAAATGCAATTATTGATGAAGATAAATTCGATGAATATGATGATGCAGTAGGTTATTTCACAGGTGGTGGGTTAGACTTAGTTGAGTCTTATCGTGATAAAGGAAGTAAATTACCCAAAGGTAAATGCAGAGTATTCGGATATGGGTACTATGTTCATATAGGAGCTTAAATAATGACAACAATTAAAGAAATCGGAATAGAAAATTTAAAAGAAGGACAAACAATACAATTTGCAAAAGACACTTGGGCTATTTGTTTTAATGATGAAATTGAACTTTCAAACATGAAAGGCACAGTTGCACAAAATGATTTTGCAGATAAGGAGTTAGTTCAAAAATTTAACGATGGCAAAATTTTTCAATTAGGGGCATGGGTAAAGATGGAAAAACATTTAGAGGATTTCGATGAGTGGGAGAACCAAATAATGTTTACAAAAGATGGCGATGGAGGAACACAAATCGAATATTTGTTATCTGCAAAAATAATTGAGGAGGACTTATGAGAAATAAAAAGTTAAAAAAATACACAATATGGGTTTGTGTTCAGAAAAATTATCATGGAGATTTTTATGCTAAAGATGAAGAACAAGCAGTAAGAATGGCATCTAGAAGTAAAGAATCTGAATGGAAAGAGATTGGGGGTGGAGACGATGGCCTTATGTTATATAAAAATGAGTGGTCAGTCGTTAATGGGGATTTATTTGGATTCGGTTGCGATGCAGATTTCTTTGATATAGAGGAGGAAGATCATGAAAATAATTAGAACAATATTTTATATAGATGATCCTATTGACCATACTTTTGACAAGACAGTAAAAGATGTCATTGAAACAAGCTATTGTGATACAACAGATTTAAGTATGGAAGAATGGCTTATCCAACACAACGAAAGCAGAGGAGCTGATATCAATGATAAAGATATGGAGAACGAGGGAACATGGGCTAGATGGGAAGAAGAAGATGAGTTTCTAGTATATGAAATCAAAATATAGGAGGAAAACAATGACAGAAAATAAATATGAAAAATTAAACTCTTTTGAAAGGGAGCAAACCTTACATCAAGAGAGAGTTCAAGGCGACTTGACAACAGATCTAGTCAATCTTAGTGTTGAGCTTTCTAGAGGTAAGATATCAGAACATGTGGCAATAAGAACACTTAAAAATATCTACGATTACGAAATGGAAGAGCGAGGACTTACGTATGAAATGTTATTGCAAATCGTTGGGGACAATGCAATGCAAGGCAAACAATGTAGATACGAAGAGTATGGAGACACTAAGACAGAAACAATAGATGAATATGGCGACAAAGTAAGCTAGCCAGGATATCGAATCTCCTCCGAGAGAAGAAAAGACTCTTAATTGAGTCTTTTTTTTGCTCGTATTTTAAAGTTTTGTTGGTAATTGCCCACAATAAATTCTAAAAATGCACGAGAGAGCGAATCTGAGACACCAAGTTTAGCCAAATTTTAAAAATACTTACCAAAAAAATTTTTTTAGCCAAACCATTACACAGAAATTTCGTAGTAAAGCCAAGTCTAAATTCTAGCTTCTAAAATGTTTTTTATTTGCTCGAACACCTTTGTAGATTTTTTATTTGCATATATATATATAGTATTTAAAAGTTTTAAATATCGTTTAAATGTGATTTAATAGAAGGATAATAATTTAATCTTGGAGGACATTTATTATGAAAAACAATTACGAACTATTTAATTATTTTCTAGGCGATAGGTCTCATATGTCTATGGCATCAATTAAAAGATGCGAGGAGTTCATGAGGCCTATCATTAAGAGACAACAAAAAAACACTCTTACAAAAGAGCAAGCTTTGCGAGGTGTCAAAAATGAAAGCAAATGAATTTGGCTCGAACTTTTTCAACATCTTTAAGACTATTTGTTTTTTACAAAAAGAAATAAAAAGACAAGAAAAAGATAAAAACCACGATGCAAAAAAACTGCAAAGCGATAAGAAGCTTTTGAAACATTTCACAAATATCTCACTAAGGAGGACACATTGAAAAAGATATTAATAAAAGATGCAAGATCAATAACTGGAGGACTAACTAAAACATCTAAAATGCCATGCGATACTTATTCGCTCAGTGCTTTAGATTGTCGAGTTGGCTCGAAGCTTAGACTTGTAGAAGGTTCTACTTGCTCCACTTGTTATGCACTCAAGGGGAATTATAAGAGATTTCATAATTCTATTTATAAAGCTATGAAAAGAAGGAAGGCATCTCTCAAGCATTCTCTGTGGGTTCAAGCAATGGTTAAATTAATCGAAGCACAAGCACAAAGGAACGGAAATTTTTTTAGGTGGCACGATAGTGGAGACATTCAAAGTGTTAAACATTTAAAACAAATAATCGAAGTCGCAAGGCTTACTCCTAAAATCTTGCATTGGCTTCCAACTAGAGAAGTTGCAATAGTTAAAAGTTGTAGCGCCCTGGCCACTAAAAATCTGATCATAAGAGTATCTGCGCCCATGATTGATGGGAAGGGACTTGATCATTTTGACAATACATCGACAGTAATATCTTCAACACTAAAAGCGAGAAAAAATGACTTCATTTGCAAAGCATCTTTTCAAGGTGGCGAATGCAAACAATGTCGTGCTTGTTGGGATAAAAACATAAAAAACATAGCATACTTAAAACACTAACGGAGGACAAAACATGTCAAATTTAGACTTATATTTTTTTATTACATTAATCATCTTGGGAACTGGAATATATATTTTTTATCCCAGTCTAGATGTAGCAATTAAGGTATTACTCAAAGGCTTTTTGATAGGGCTTTCAATTGCTTCAATGTTGATAATGATATACAGATTTTAGTATTTAAAACTTTTAAAAAATATTAAAATATGATTTAATAGACAAATAACATTTTTAAATCTTGGAGGAAAAAAAATGACAAAAGAAACTTATGCAATTATAAGAAGATACAAAACAAACGAGAAATCATCAACGTATAATATCGTTGGCGAGAAACTTTATGGCGATATTAGCCTCGCAAATAGCCTCTGCGCTGATTTTGCTAGCAGAGAAGAAAGGCACCGAGTATCGTTTACAGTTGTCGCAATGCCTTTCAATCACATTTAAGACATAGCGCAAGATCAAGCCTCCATCATTCACTTGATGGGGGCTTTTTCATTATAGGGCTATAATAAAAAATCGCACGAGTACAAACGCATTAATCATAAGAGAACATAAAGCCTATAGATAGAATACCAAGCATTTGGTGGCCTAAGGGTCATTATATATCTTCCTAGCTATCTAGTAGCTATCAATAAATAAACGTATAGCCATTCATTCCATACACTATAAATAAATTTATATATATCTAAGGGGCTACTAGATCATTAAATTAATATCAATATGAACTAGTTATTTTCTTATATACCTAAGTATATAAATTAAATAAAAGAGCCATAATGAGTCTATATGATGCCCTGGCTATCCTAAAATCATGAAGTCATAACCAAATATAAGGACACCCCTCATGACCACACGCATATACAGGTGTAGTCTCATCAATGCTATGGAGGGATATTTTAAGTCTATAAGCGTTCCCTAATATGCCTAGCAAAGCCAAGCATAAATTAAAGAGCAAAGAATAAAAAAATACATACAAACACATAATGGTTGACTTTCCTGAAAAAAAATAAGAATATTAGAAGTGGATACATGTCTTTGAAATAAGGCGTATCTGAAACAAAACTTTGGATAATTATTGGGTTGAGATCATTCCTTTTCCTCCAAGATTAGTTATTTTCTCAACCTTCCCCAAATGAAAGACAATAAAAGAATCGAAGAAATCATTGTTACCCTTAAAAAGAGGCGACAAGAGAACAAACTGAATTATTACCATCCTTATGCCTTTCAGAGGCGGTTTCATGAAGCAGGCACTGATGCCAATCAAAGATTGCTTATGGCGGCTAATAGGGTGGGGAAATCGTATGTGGGCGCTATGGAGATGGCGGCTCATTTGACAGGTTTATACCCTGATTGGTGGAAAGGAAAGCGATTTGAAGAGCCAATTAGAGCATGGGTATGTGGTGCGAGTAATGAAACCACTAGAGATATATGCCAGAAAGAATTATTTGGGCAGCCCGACAATCCTAGAGACAAGGGACAAGGATCAATCCCTAAGCATCTCATTGGCGAAAGTACAAGAAAACCAGGAGTGCCAAATGCACATTCCTCGGTGCTTGTGAAACATAAAACTGGAGGATGGTCTAGGGTTGCCTTCAAGGCTTACGAACAAGGGGCTGAAAAATTTATGGGGGAGAGTATTGACCTTGTATGGCTTGATGAAGAGCCACCTAGAGAGATTTACTCACAGTGTATAACTCGTACATTGGATAGGAGCGGTCAAGTATATCTAACTTTTACTCCAGAAAACGGCATGACAGAGGTCGTGCAGAACTTTACAACCGATTTAAGACCAGGACAAGCGCTAGTAACGGCAGATTGGGAAGATGCAGAGCATTTGACAGAAGCCATGAAAAAACAAATATTAGAAGCTTTACCACCGCATGAGCGTGAAATGAGGTCAAAAGGAATCCCTATGATTGGAAGTGGTTTGATATTTCCAGTTACAGAGGATAGTCTAACCTGCGAACCTTTCACCATACCGCCACATTTCCCAAGGATCGCTGGGTTAGATTTTGGATATGATCATCCTACAGCAGTGGTTTGGCTAGCATGGGACGCTGATGAAGATATTGTCTATGTCTACGACTGCTACAAAATGTCCAAACAGACACCAGATTTTCATGCATCGCACATTAACCAGAGAGATGGATCAAATTACATACCTGTTGTGTGGCCTCATGATGGCTATCAGCACGACAAAGGATCAGGAGTAACGCTTGCAGAGCAATATAGAGCGGCACATGTCAATATGTTGCCATTTCACTTTGAAAATCCACCTGCATTAGGCGAGAAAAAAGGCGGGAACTCAGTAGAAGCCGGCATTATGGAGATGTTAACTAGAATGGAGCATGGAAAATTCAAGGTTTTCAATACCATGTATGACTGGTTTGAAGAATTTAGGTTATACCATCGTAAAGATGGGAAAATAGTTAAAATAAAGGACGATTTGATGTCCGCAACACGATACGCAGCAATGAGTTTAAGACATTCTACTGTAGAGACTTCCAAATGGAACTCTAAGGGAAGGCTTGGACCAGATGTCGCAATAGTATAGGAGAAAGATAATGTCAGCAGCAGAAAGATTTAAGAAAAGAGTTAGAGGTAATGCTCCACATGTAGCTGGGAATGGGAATAAGAAAAAACCAATAGAAGGTAAATTCGAGTTTAAGCCTTATCATAAGCTTGATAATACTCCCAAATTTTATGCTCCATCTATATTTTTAAAGGAAACCAATTCGGATACATTTAAAGGGCTTAAATAACCGAAAAATAGGAGAAATATTAATGCCAGAATTGATGAAAACAGCGACACAAATGGCTTTTAAAATACAAGAAATGGAAGAAAAATTAATATTTTTAGCAGAAGAAGTAAAACTTTTAAAAGAAAAAAACGCAAAACCTGTTGAAAACAAACTAAAAAAGAAGAAATAGATGGCAAAAACAAAAAAAATTACCAATGAAGAGTTAGTAACGAGGCTTTCATCCGAAATAGAATCGTCTACAGGGCATATGAACAGCGAATTGTCTTCTCAAAGAGAAGATGCTATGAAATATTACCTTGGCGAACCTTTTGGTAACGAAATTGATGGTAGATCAGAAATCGTAACAACCGATGTTAGAGACACAGTCGAATATATTATGCCATCGTTGATGCGTGTTTTTACAACACACAACAATGTAGCAGAATTTGAGCCAGAAGGACCAGAAGACGTTCAAATGGCTAAACAGGCTACTGATTATGTCAATTATGTCTTTAACAAGCAAAATAATGGCTTTAAAGTGCTGTATGATGCATTTAAAGACGCACTTATTAGCAAAACTGGCATTATCAAGCATTATTGGGAAGAAACACAAGACGTAACTACAGAATATTATGAAAAACTGACCGATATTGAGTACCAATCTATACTGGCGAACGACGAACTAGAGGTATTAGAACATACAGAGACAGTAAAAAAAGAAGCTGTCGAGCAACAAGGTCAAATTATTTCACCCAGGATTGCAGAACACGACCTCAAAGTAAAAAGAACTAAGAAAAATGGGCAAGTTAAAGTTATTTCTGTGCCACCAGAGGAGTTTTTGATATCTAGAAGAGCCACAGACATAGAATCAGCGCAGTTCATATGCCATAGAGTCAAAAAAACTGTCAGTGACTTGATTTTAGAGGGTTATTCTAAGAAACAAATAGAAAACATACCAAGTTATTCACAAAATAACGCAGAATGGAACGAAGAAAGACTCGCAAGATTTAGTTATGACGATGATTCTATACCACCAGACGAGGGAACTGGCGCAACTAGACAAGTTTGGATTGAAGAATGCTATCTTAGAATCGATTTTGATAATGACGGCATAGCAGAACTTAGAAAAATAACTAAAGGCGGAGATTACATACTAGATAACGAAGAAATCGACTATGTGCCTTTTTCGAGCATATGTCCAATGCCAATACCCCATAAGTTTTACGGCATGAGTATTGCTGATACAGTCAAAGACATTCAATTAATCAAATCTACGATCATGAGAAATCTTTTGGATAACATGTATCTAACTAACAATGCAAGATACGCAGTATTAGCGGGACAAGTAGAGTTAGATGATTTGTTGACTAGCAGACCAGGAGGCATAGTTAGGATGAGAGCGCCTAATGCTGTGACTGCTCTGCCAACACCACAGATACAACCTTATGCGTTTCAGATGGTTCAATACTTAGACGGCATTAGAGAAGAGCGCTCTGGGGTCTCTAAAATGACTCAAGGCTTAAATCCAGAGGTATTGACCTCACATGTGACGTCAGGGGCTATATCAGCCGCTACAGAGGCTTCTATGCAAAGAATTGAGCTGATAGCTCGTATATTTGCAGAAACAGGCATAAAAGACATATTTAAGTGTATATATCAGCTTATACAAAGGTACGAAGACAGAGAAAAGATAGCCTATTTGAATGGCAAATTTATACCAATTGATGTTTCGAGATGGAAAGAAAGTCTTAACTGCGTAGTAAACGTAGGTATTGGATCAGGTAGTCAGACTTCTAAATTGCAAACAATGTCTAGCATTATGAATATTTTGCAGACCTTAGTGCAAAATGGAGGCATGGGGACGCTCGTGCAACCACAAAACATTTACAATGCTATCTCAGAATACATAGAACAGTCTGGGTATAAAAATGTTAATAGTTTCTTAACTGATCCTGCGACCATACCGCCTAAACAACCACAACCTTCGATGGAAGACCAGTTGTCTATGCAAAAAGCACAACTTGAAGTAGAAAAACTTAAAATGCAAGCTCAAAACGATGCAATGGATGCTAGCCTCAAGCAACAAGAACTTGAGATGAAGAAAAAGACTGCTGCGGTTGACTTTGCTATCAAACAACAAGATTTAGAACTTAAAAAACAACAGCTTGTACTCAATGAAGCAGAGTTACGCTTAGAAGCAGTACAAGGTAGACCTGTAGGAATAGGGCCAAAATAATGAAAACATCTGGATTTGGCAAAGTGCAAAGGAGAAAACTTATCTCGAAAGAGATAAAATATTGCACCAGTAAGGGCGAAAAACACAAAAAATGTGTAGCCATGGCCCTCAACATGTACCCAAAACGTAAAAAATTACCATTAGCATGAAAGATTTAAACGAATTGAATACAGAAATGGAGCTAATTAAGAAAGATATTTCTGATATTAAAGTGAATCACCTTCAACATATCGAAAAAGATATGAGAGAGGTTAAGATAGAGGTGTTTAGATTCAAATACATAGCCTGGACGGCTATCGTCATTTTGATCTTAGCAACAGATAAATTTACAAACTTACTGAGGTTAATGTAATGGCATACGGATACGGAAACAAAAAAAACAAAAAAAACAAAAAGAATAAAAAGAATAAGAAAATGGGGAGTTGTTGATGGGAGCTAAGACGAAACATTATTTTAAAACAGGCAAAGAATACAAAGGCGCAGTACATAAAATGCCTAATGGATCAATACATACAGGCAAGACACACAGCAAAACATCAAAACCTGTAGTCCATTTTAAAGATTTGTCTGCAAGAGCAAAAAAGGTAGCAAAAAGCTGAATAATAAAATATCACACAAAGATTTACAGCAGTTAATGTTAAAACATCGCATTTCTGTAAACGAATTATCCTTGAAAACATCAATATCACACAACGATATTCGAGGATATTTAACAGGTAAACGACCTATACCTACACACGTTGTAGACAGAGTTTATCAAATTGGAGAGGAAAATGACCGATAAAGAAACACAAATCAAAGATGGTAGACGAGCAAAAGAAATACTCGAAGACCCTTTGTTAATTAAATCTTATGAAGTAATCCAAAATGACACATTTCAAAAATGGATCAGAACGGACATTGAGGAAACTAACAAAAGAGAAGCATTGTATCATTCTATAAGAGGTACATTGACATCTCAAAGCGTGCTAGTAAACACCATGGAAAGTGGAAAATTAGCAGAAGAAGAATTGAAGGGAGGTAAATAGTCATGGCTAGAGACGAAGACATCCCAATAAAAGAATCCGCAATAGGCGGAGTTCCCGTGACTGATGTAGCATCAGCGCAGAGAGCATTAAAAGAATCCAGTCTTTTAGGCGCTTCAGAGAAGCCATCCGAAGAAGACGAAGATAAAACAGAGGCACAAGAAAGTGCATCTGAACAGGACATAAAGTCCGAATCAGTTGAAACAGAAGCGAGTAACCCAGACGGGCTTACTGCGGATGACCTAGAAATAGAAGACACTGAAGAAGAACCAGAGGAACAGGAGCGCTACACTGTCAAAGCGGCAGGAAAAGAGCATTCTGTGACCCTTGACGAACTGAAAAAAGGTTTTCAATTTGGGGCTGATTACAGTAGAGATAAATCTATACTTGCTGAGGACAGAAGAAAACTCGAAGCAGAGCAAAGTTTGCTTGCTAAAGAACTTGAATCTACTCAACAAGAGAAGAAGCGTTACTTATCACGCCTTGAGGACTTAGACACAATTGTGACATCAGATTTGAAAAAGTACGATGACATAGATTGGGCTAAACTTAAGGAGGAAGACCCTGTACAATTTGCTCTTAGAAAAGACGAGCAAAGGGACTTACAGATGAACCAAAAACGAATAGCAGATGAAAAAAATGCTCAAGCATTGAAAGCACAATCTGATGCGGTTGCTCAATTACAAAAATTAAAAATTGAGCAAAATAAAATTCTTGCTCAGGATATCCCTAATTGGGATCATCCAGTAGAAGGACTTAAAATCAAAACGAAAATTAAAAATTACGCAATGAATTTAGGTTTTACACAACAAGAACTTTCGCAATTAGTTGACGCTAGGAGTGTGAAGGCTTTGAACAATGCTATGAAGTACGAAGAGTTGGTCAGTGCTAAAATTAAAAGCAAAAAGGTCAAAAATGTACCTAAAGTGACCAAACCTGGTGCTAAACAAACGGCAGATGAAGTAAGTGTAGAAAAGAGAGCGCAACTTAGGAAAAGACTTAAAAAGACAGGCAGAGTGGAAGATGCACAAAACCTAATTAAAAATCTTTTATAGTCTATTAATTATTTATTTAGAGGTAATCAAAAATGGCATTTACAACTAATGCGTATGAAACTTTTGATGCTAACGACAATAGAGAAGATTTAGCGAATGTAATTTACAATATTACACCAACTGAAACACCTTTTATGTCGTCTATCGCAACAGCTACTGCGAGCTTTACCAAGCACGAGTGGCAAACAGATACATTAGCAGCAGCAGCGGCAAACGCACAAATAGAAGGAGATGATGCTCCTAATGCTGCTTTATCGGCTACTACTCGTGTTTCAAACTTCACACAGATTTCATACAAACCTGTGATTGTAACTGGTACACAAGAAGTAACTAAAAAAGCAGGCATGACTGACGAACTAGCTTATCAAGTAGCAAAAGCTGGTAAAGAACTAAAAAGAGACATGGAACTTGCTCTAACTGGTAAAGTTGCAGCATCCGCTGGATCAGGTAATGGTGGTGGCGCAAGAACTTCAAGAGGTTTTGAATCTTGGACTACTACTAACAACTCCTACGGCTCTGGTGGCTCTAACTCATCTGGCTCCGTCACTGACGGGACACAAAGAGTTCTTACTGAAACTATTCTTAAAACAGAATTAAAAAACTGTTATGACAATGGTGGAGAGCCAAACTTGATGTTAGTTGGATCATTCAACAAACAAAAAGTATCAGGTTTTACTGGTAACTCAACTCGTATGGACATGGCGGAAGATAGAAGCTTAGTTGCTACTATTGACGTTTATGTTTCTGACTTTGGTGAGATACAGGTAGTAGCTGATAGAATATTAAGAAGCAGTGGACGTTCCGCTCTTCTAGTACAAACAGATATGTTTGCAACAGCTTTCTTGAGACCATTCCAGGTTTCTGAGCTAGCAAAAACTGGTGACGCAGAAAAGAGATTGCTCTTGGCTGAATGGACGCTAGTGGCTAGAAACGAAGCTAGTTCTGCAACAATCGCAGACTTGACAACTTCATAAGTTGTCTTCTTTTGAGGGGCAGTTTTGGTTTTCTGCCCCTCTTTTGATACCAAATTAACAATGACCTTGAAGAAGGTATCTCTTCGGAACAAGGGTTATCAATATGGAGAAATTTAATGCAAACTTTGAATAGTTATTTTGTAACAGCAGAAATAGAAGATATTTCCACAGCTTCAAGCACTTTTGTTCCTATTGCAGATGGTGGCAACATTGTCTACATTCAAACTGCTCTACAGGGTGCAATTAGCGGCGGAAATGCTGCAATTACATTTGAGATTGGTGGTACTGCCGTAACAGGCGGTGGAATAACAGTGGCTCACTCAGGCTCAGCAGCAGGCGATGTTGATACAGCAACACCAACAGCAGCTAACAGAGTAGAAAGAGGTGGGACTATCGAAATGATTACAGACGGTGGCTCTACTGGAGCTAAAAAATTATTAGTGACATTCGAAATTAGGAGATAATGATGGGAGCAAATTACGGACTGCGAGTTACCAACACAATTAAGAGGACTGTAAGCACTAGTTCTGCCCAAACAGCAGCAACTAATGCAAGCACTGAATATGTTAGAGTTATAGCTGACACCAACGGCGTGCATATTGCGTTTGGAGCTAATCCGACTGCTACTACCAGTTCAACATATCTTGCAGCAAACAATGATGAGATATTCAAAATTGATGGTGGCATGAAAATAGCAGCTATTGTAGCCAGTTCTACAGCAAATCTATACATAGACGAGCTAAGTGAATGAAAAAAAAGATTGGCGAGGGACAAGTATTTCATTTTAGTAATGCTACTAATGAAGGTGCAATCGAACACGTTCAAGAAGTTGGTAGCATTATTGACTCCAACAAACGCTTACAACAAGAGGATCATGCGCTCAAAGACGAATTTAGACTTTGTGCGAGAATACCTCTTGTTGTGTATTACGAATGGAAACAAAAATTTGGCATAGATGCACAAAAAAAAGAAGACTGGCCTGCGGTAAAAAAACTACTTAATAGCCCAGAGTACAAATACCTTAAAACTACACAGAGAAGAATATAATGGCATTAACAAATTATTCAGAACTTAAGACAGCAATAGCAAATTGGTTAGATAGAACTGATTTAGACGACAGAATACCTGAGTTTATACAGCTTGCAGAAGCAAGGCACAGGAGAGATTTCAAAATAAGAAGAATGGAAACTAGAGTAACTGCAAACACAATTGCAGATACTGAATATTACGCTTTACCTGATAATTTTGTAGCAATGAGAAATATTCAGTTAAACACCGACCCTAAAACAGCATTAGAATATTTTACACCAGAACAAATGGACAGGGTAAGAGCGGGTAGCACCACAGGTAAACCAAAAGCATACTCAATTATGGGTAATTCTTTTCAATTAAGACCTATTCCTGATGGAGTATACGAAATAGAAATGTTGTATTTTAAATATTTTACTGCACTGTCAGACTCAAATACAACTAACGACATGCTTACCTTCCACCCCGACCTTTACCTTTACGGAGCATTAGTCGAGGCAGAACCTTATTTACAAAACGATAAAAGAATTCAAGTGTGGGCAGGATACTATGATCGTGCAAAACAAGATTTAATCACCACTAACGAGAGAGATAGGCATTCTGGTGTAGCACCAACTACAAGAATTGATTACGGGGCTTACTAATGACCACATGGACACCTGTAAGCACGACAAGCACTTCTTGGACTAGTATTCCAGAAACAGGACAAGGGTACATCGAAACAGAAGACAACCTCTTTTTATTGGCGACTGAGAACAACGAATTATTTCAACAAGAAGACAGGACAGATATAGCGCCAGGGAACTGGCAAGATACATCATCCCCTTCTACTACTTGGACAGTACAATAAATGGCAACTAAAAAGATTTCAGACTTAACGGCAACCACGACACCATCGAGCAGTGCCGTATTTCCTATTGTTCAGTCTAGTTCTAATTTAAAGGTAACGCTCGCAAACGTAGCAGCAAATATGCCCGCGATAACAGCAACGAGTCTTACGACTTCTGGCGCTATTACGGCTACTGGAGGAATCACTGGAACGCTAACTGGAAATGTTACAGGTAATGTTACTGGAAACGCAAGTACCGCAACGGCTTTAGCAACAGGCAGAACGATTGGCATGACAGGAGATGTTACTTGGACATCAGCAAGTTTTGATGGATCAGGCAATGTTACAGGCACATCAGCTATCGGCACAGGAGTTATTGTCAATGCAGATGTCAATACAAGCGCAGCAATAGATGCGACAAAGATACACGATGGCACTGTATCGAATACAGAATTTGGATATTTAAACAATGTTTCCTCAAACATACAAACACAACTTGACGCAAAAGCTTCCTCAAGTTACGTTCCGACTGCAATAACAGTTGCAGATGAGTCGTCAGACACTACTTGTTTTCCTCTATTTGCTACAGCAGCGACTGGCGACTTAGGGCCTAAGACAGCTTCAGGATTAACTTTTAACTCAAGCACAGATGTATTATCAGGTACATTTTCAGGAAATATTACAGGCAATGTAACAGGAAATGTAAGTGGCACGTCAGGGTCTACTACAGGTAATGCAGCAACTGCAACAGCTTTGCAGACTGCAAGGAACATCGGTGGCGTATCTTTTGATGGTACAGCGAATATTGATTTACCTGGTGTCAATGCGACAGGCACACAGAACACATCAGGACAAGCTGGCACTGTTGAGAGAACAAGAGGTAAAGATTACAAATCAGATTGGGGTAGCTCATCTTCTCCTATATCGTTTGAGGTCAAAGTAATTACCAAAACATCAGCACACCCATACACAGGGGTAGGATCAAGTAACGCATATACGATTGATGGAGTTGAGGGCGCTGTTTTAAACTTTGATGGTGCAGACACAGGTAAAACTTATTACTACAGATTTGATCAATCAGATGCTAGTAACGATGGACACCCATTAAGATTTTATTTAAAAGCAGACAAAACGACAGCTTATACAACTAATGTAACAACTAATGGCACACCAGGCACAAGTGG